GTATCCGACTTCGGAAAGGTACGCGCACCAAACATGGAGTGCGTCGTTTCGGGGCTGGAGAACCATGAACCCGATTGGCCTTGCATCTACCAGGCCGACCCAGAGCATAGATTTCCCGTTAAAACAGTCTGTGTAGACATCCTCGGGAATCCATCCTTCCGGGGTCTTGTGGAGAATCATCTCCAGTCCTGGTCTGACGAATCGCCACCATTGTCGCAGATCGTTGGGGGAAATCAATCGTACTTCCATCATCCCACCAAAATGTAAGCAAAGGTCTTATCGGCTGTGGAATTAGCGTAATGGCTGATAGTTGCCGATCCCTGAGTCTGCGATGAAACATACACATTTGCAATGCTCGCCATAGACACACAGTTTGCCGTCACGATTGCGCTTGGAGTCGCCGGACGGGTAGGGCTTGTCTGGGTTGGGAGCTGCTCAATCGTCACAGCGGTTGAGGTTGTCGCCCACATGATCTCCATGTAGTCATTCGCCGCCAGCTCAATAAAGTAATTCAGAGCCGCGATCAGATGGCCGTTGATGCTGCCATGCTTATTTGGGATTGAGTACCTGCTATTACTTCCGGCCACATCGGTTCCGTTCTTCCTGAACCAAATGTCAACGTCCTGAATCTGTGAGTCTGTATTTGCGAATTGGAGCGAGAACTGGATGTTATACGTCCCAGGGTTCTTGAAGTTGACCCGAGAACTGTTGGAGACCGTGATCCCGTTTGAGTAATCAGTCGTGTTCAGGGTGACCGCATAGGCCGCAGTAGTCGAGGCCGCAGTCTGATCGGTGGAGTCCTGAAACGCACCGAATGGGAGTTGATCGACATAAGCCGCAGCCGAGAACGGGAGAAGAACTATCTTCGTGTCTGGGCTGATCCTCTCATCGTAGAGCGTGGTTGTGAGTGCGCCCCCCGTGTTGAGAGTGACAGTCCCGGTATTGTTGGACTTGCCATTCATCAGCCCATTGACTACCTCAGCGATGCCGCGAGGATCAGCGCCAAATGGGGGGAGAACACGAAACATCATCGCCGACCTCTCGGAACGACATTGATGTCAACACCAGCCACAGTCGTCCAGTTCCCAGTAGGCACAACCTTAATCCGGTGGTACTTTCCTGAGCTTCTGAGAGAGACTCGGTTCTCGTTACTCGCGGCCACAGCGGTTGAGTAGAAGATCGTATCGTCCAGCATCTCTCTAGATGCCACGGCCACAGTCGCGGAGCCGTTGTCCACCTGTGGACGGGCTAGGGTGATGATGCTCGGAGCAGAACTCAGATCGCCAGTTTCGATGAATGCAGACTGATTCGCGCCCTCAAAGGTCACGATCTTTGCTCCCGAAGCGCCAGAGAAGATCAACCTTCCTCCGAGCCATTGGCGAGAATCCAAAGATGCCGGAAGAGCATCTATTGATGCAGAGAACAGGTCAAGACCCTCGAGCGTTACGCCAGGAGTTGCGGCAGATGCGATGTAGTTTGCGGTCGTTGTCCCGTATGACCACCGCCCCAACTGCCAGTTGTAGATGAGCAGGGAATACCCGCCACTGATGTTCTGGTAGCACCAGATCACAACCTTCTTGACCGGATCTACAGCAGAACTGAAGTTCGCGTAAGAAGGAAGGATATCGTCCCAGAACCAGCGATCTACCTTCTCCGCGCCGATTGGCACAACCTTCTGGCCATCGCACATATAGAACCCGTCATCCGACAGGAAGAAGGTCATGTTCCCGTACTGGCAGACCGAACCAGGCTCATAGCACCCGATCTCGCGGGAGATGGTGTCGAACTGGAAGAACAGCGGAGAGCCGATATAGCTCATCCGAACGATAGCCTTCTCGAGCAGGACTAGCCCAAACTCTCCACCTGTTATCCCCTGGATGTCCCCGCCATCAGGAATGTCCTGGTAGTCTGATTGGGAAGTAGGCCCAGCAGTCCAATTCGCCTCGTTGTTGATGTCAGACCACTGGACTCGGTTGGGATAAGAGGCGATGTTCGCGGCGACCACGAAGTCTCGAACAACCGTGATGTATGAAGCAACAGGAGCGGCGGCATCCACATCGGCAAACGCAGAACTTGAGTTCAGCGTGAATGCTTGAATTTTTGCGTTGTCGTTGGTTGCCAGTACAACATCGCCGAACTGGGCAAAGCGCCACTTTGAATTCGTGTATCCACCGGCTTTTGAGACATTGCTCAGGTTGCGAGTGGCAGAGTCATACTTGAACAGTTTTGTTGCGCCACCGGCGAAAAGACTAGACGCGCTAGCAATCTTCCCTGAGAAGATTCCGTTCAAATCTTCAGATGCTGCGTTTGAGTAGTCAGACGTTGACGGGACAGGGCCATATCCAACCTGTTGAGGATAGACGTTGTATGCCGCCTGGAGCGCGCCTGCGATGCCTGGCTGGTCTGGAAGCCACTCTCCGAATGTGATCTTGGTTTCAGGCATATCAAATCCTTAGAGTCCATGAGCCGCTAGCCGCAGGAACAGGAACCCATGTGGTCGTATCACCAGCCACATCATCCCATGTATCGGAGGATTCCTGCACAGGACTCCATTCCTGGCCCTGCTTGGTAGCGTCGCACGAGACCGTGGCAATACCAGTAATTGAGGCTGATTGGGAGTAGATCGCAGATGCAGAGCAAACCACAGTCGCCAAGCAATCAAACGATGCAACCCCTTCGGCAACCACCCCGCCATTCGCGGTGACAGAGGCCGAGCAGGAAATCGATGCCGCGCCATCTTGAATAAGCTGCCCACTCGCCGTGACGGTGGCCGATGCGGTTATCTGAGCCGCGCCGCTTTGAACAAGTTGCCCCGCAGCAGAAACTGATGCAGATGCCGTTATCGATGCAGAGGCTTCCTGAACCAGTGTTCCGTTTGCCGTAACACTTGCTGAAGCCGCAACAGATGCGGCCCCATCCCACCGGGTAACGCTTGTGATGTAGAGCGGAGAATCAAGCGTTAACGTGAGGTCATCTAGACTCGCCTTGAGGTTATCAAGGGAGTCTATTGTCCACGGTGGGTAGAGATCAGGCATTACGACAGAGTAACGGTCAGCGATCCAATGGCGATGCGGAACACATCACCCGTTGCAATAGCCTTGGAAGCGTCCAGCGCGGTGTGATACAGCAGATTCCCGCCCGAGGAGGCATCCCGAAGGCCAATGTAGGCCACCGTACCCCACGAACCCGTAGCCTGCGGGAATTCCACAGCGCCAGAGTTTGAGGTCGCGCCGTTAGACGGAGCAGAGAATGCCACCGACTGACGGGCATATCCATTGCCGCTCACCTCATTGCCCGTATCCGCATCGGTCGGGTCTGTGGTGTATAGCGCCACATAGATCGTGGTCGGGCTTGTGTATGAGGTGTTGCGGAGAGTCGCGTTTACAAGCGCGTTCTCCAGATAGTTGGACATTTCAGCCATGTTTATCTCCGAGCGAGTGTCATGGTAAGGGGAACACCTGCGTATTCTCCCCGATCATCAGAAGCAGTGATAGTGTCAATTGCCCTCTGATACAGCGCGGCCCAGGTCGCCAGACGCTCATCATTCATCAGATAAGGCTCTGCCTCACCCAAAGCGGCATAAACAAGCGCATCAGGGCAGTTTGCCAAGAACACGTTTGAGGTGTTGGAGTCGCTTAGATAGGTCGGAGCTGCGTAATACAGCATCCGCACGTTGTAAGCGTCATCCGGGATTCGTGCGAACTGGAACTCACTTGCCAGGACGGTGTAACTGTTAGGAACCCCAACAGTTGTAACGTCTGCATTGCGGTAAAAGATGTTTGGAGCGAGATACTCCAGCACCCTGATGGGCGTGGTATTCAAGTGAATATCCCGCATCTCCAGGAAGTCTGCCGGGAGCGACAACGTGGCATCGTTTGCCGTCATCGTCGCATTGACCAGCTTCAGCATCTGACGAATACGCAAGTCCCGGCGAAGGCGGTTCTCCGCAAACGTGATGAAGTCTGGAATCTGGCTCGTGAGATCAGTTCGACCAAGATAGTCGGCTATCTTAGTCTTGAGATCAGAATATGTGGCGATAGCCATCAGACCCTCCCTGGACGGGTGCGGAATGCGCGGTTGTCAGGATGATTGAGCCACTCTTTGAAACGAGCCTGGTCAACCACATGGAACCCTCGCATGATGC